TTCTGGGGGAGCGGTTAGCTTACCCCACACCCTCAACCGCTGATGTCACAGCACAGACTGATTCACATGATGTGCGCTCAGGTGCCGCTGAAACCGTAATCAAGGCTTATGTGTCAGCCAACATTGGTCCGACAGCACCAGCCACTAGAAAAATAACTGGACTGACAATCCAAACTGATAGCGCACTTGGGGGCACCGTATCAGCTAACGCCCGTTTTCAGACCTTACAGCAAACAGCCTACGGGCTGGCTCAGACTGGTGGTGTGGGCTATGCCCTAGAGCAACTTGGCACTGGCCTAGAGTTTCAGGTTTATGTTCCAACTGACAGAACCTCAACCATCAGAATGGACATGGACAATAACAAGCTTTCACGGGCGAACTATTCCTACTCATCCGCAAAGCTAACAAGAGCGATTATGGGTGGGGGCGGTGAAGCGGCAGATCGAGAATTTCTGGAAGTTACAACTACGGCATCTGAAGAAGCTGAAGAAGAATGGTCACGAAGGATCGAAGTTTTCAAAGATAGTCGCAACTCAGACAACACGGGGCAGCTTACTCAATCGGGTGAGGAGCTTTTGGTTGATGACGGCAAGACCATAGTGCAAATGTCAGTCACCCCGTCAGATGATTTCAGCATGCAATTTGGGCGTGATTGGTACCTTGGCGATAAGGTCACCGTTGTCATCAATGATCTGGAGGCAAGTGCCGTGGTGACAGAGGTTGGCATTTCAATTTCATTTGATGGTGTACGCCTGGGCGCAACGGTAGGGACACCAGTTGGCATAGAGTATGAAGCAAGGGTGTTGGCAAAGACACAGCAACTTGACCAGAGAGTCTCAAACCTAGAGCGGCAATAGCTCCACCCAATTCAGTTAGAACTAAATAAATTCAGGCAATTCAAGGGAGAAAATAAATGGCAGAGCAATCATTTCCATTTGAAAACATAGACACTACAGAGGCGCAGTTTTCTGAGTGGGCAACTAACTTTCAAGAGACTGGAGTTCAAGGCTCACCCACTGGCACAGAGCTTGGCATCACCGTCACAGGCTCAGACCTCAACCTAACGGTTGCGGCAGGTCAAGCTTTTATCCGAGGCCACTATTACATCAACACAAGTGACCTAGTTCTGGCAGTTACCTCAGCGGGCACTAACACCCGCATTGACATTGTGGTTGTTGAGCTAGACCCAGAGGCCAACACAATAGTCACAAAGCTTGTGCAGGGCGAAGCTGTTTCTGTCGATCCCGTAGCACCCACGCTTACGCAAAGCGCAACGGGTATCTACCAGCTCCCAATTGCCACGCTAACAATCCCAACCAGCACCGTAGTGATTACCTCGGGGATGCTGACAGACACTCGGACTTTCATGGGCAATCGAGTTGGTATCTGGACCACGGCAACCCGACCAGCTAATCCAACCGCTTATCAGACCCTTGGTTACAACACCACTATTGAAGCGCACGAATCTTGGAACGGCACAGCTTGGGTTGGATTCTTTGACCCGATAAGCACCGAGGGTGACTTGGTGGTTGGTGACGGAACTGGGCAAGCTTCACGCTTAGGCATAGGAACTGACGACCAAGTTTTGACCGTGGTTTCAGGCAGTCCTGAATGGGCAGACGGCGGCGCAGGTGGCAATTACTACAACATCACAGCGGCAGGGACTTACACAGTTGACTTAGCGGCGGGTTTGTATTCTGTTGCTTCCACTGGTGAAGTTACTGTCGGTGGGGTATCGGTAGATGGAAACTTAGGTTTGGTCAATTATGCAAGCACTATTACTTCAATAATCACTACTAATGGTGTCGACTGGACAACTCAAACATCAGGATTTGGGACTAATCGTATCTATGGCGTGACATACGGCGACGGGCTTTATGTTGCGGGTGGTTACCCTTATTCTTCACCAACTCTAGCCACTTCACCTGACGGGACTACTTGGACGACTCGGACATCAGGGCTGTCTAAGCGTATAATTGCCGTAACTTACGGCGATGGGTTGTATGTTGCTGTCGGTCAGGATGGGGGGATAACCACTTCACCTGACGGGACTACTTGGACTACTAGAACATCAGGGTTTGGGTCTAGTCCTATCTATGGCGTGACTTACGGCGATGGGCTTTATGTTGCAGTGGGTGACTATGGAAAGCTCACCACCTCAACTGATGGAACGACTTGGACTACTAGAACATCAGGGTTTGGGTCTAGTCCTATCTATGGCGTGACTTACGGCGATGGGCTTTATGTTGCGGGTGGTCGATATGGAAAACTGACCACCTCAACTGACGGCACTACTTGGACTACTAGAACATCAGGGTTTGGGTCTACTACTATCAGTGGCGTGACTTACGGCGATGGGCTTTATGTTGCTGTCGGTGGTTCTGGAAAGCTTACAACTTCGCCTGACGGCACTACTTGGACTACTAGAACATCAGGGTTTGGGTCTAGTGGTATAAATGGCGTGACTTACGGCGATGGGCTTTATGTTGCTGTCGGTGGTTCTGGAAAGCTTACAACTTCGCCTGACGGCACTACTTGGACAACTCGGACATCTGGCTTTCAGACTAGTGGTATAAATGGCGTGACATTCGGCGATGGACTGTATGTTGCTGTCGGTGAGTCGGGAAAGCTTACCACCTCAACTGATGGCATTGGGTATTTATCCCTAGAACTCAAGACCCCCGTTACAACACTGTCCTAAAAGAAAAGAGAAAACAATGACTCGCTACACTTTTGAAATTGACACCGATAACGCAATCAGAATTTGGGACAGCGAAAACCCAAGCGATAGCGGCGCACCTTTTATGTTTCAGCCTGACTTTCCAGATACAACCCCTTGGGCAGATGCGGCTCAGGCAACCGATTGGGCTGAAGTGTTTATCGCTTCACTGGTAGACCCTGAAAGTGAATTTGTGGCAGGAAACTCACCTGATACTCACCCGGCAATTCGCCCAGAACCAGAACCAGAAATCGCACCTGAGTAATGGAAACCCCAGAACCTCACGCTAGGGTCACGCTCCAAATGCTCTATTCAAAGCAACTGGAAAACGAACGCCTACTAATAGAACTCACAGCCAAACTTGGCTACTTGGACACGGTTCCTGAGCGGGTTGCCCAGCTAGAAATTCAGCAAGCGAAATCAGCTTGGATTGAAAAGATAGCTTGGGCCGCTTTGGTCGGTGCAGTGCTGGGAATTGTCAACCAACTGACGGGAACACTATGAACAAATACAAGCCAAAGAAACGGAAAGGCTAATGACTAAAAAGAAAAACACACCCAATGCTGAGTTCAGGGATTGGGATTTTGTGCCCGCTGATGAATTTTTGCCGCCGCAAAAAGCACCTACCCACATCATGGCTGAGCGTGAAAACATTCTGACGGTTGCCCAGCTACACCTCCCAGAGGGGATGACCAGGCACGAATACGCCCTCCAGCTGATGAAGCTCAACACTTCATTTGAAGTGGGCAGGACCATCAACCTTGTCTAGGTGGCAGCACCCATTCCCCGAGAGCACGATCACCAGCCGCTTTGGCGTGACCGTCAGGCGCACTAACCCGCACAGGGGAACTGACTACGCACCTGGAGCTAATGCGCTTATTCCAGCCGTCACTGACGGGGAGTGCGTGGCTGTCCAGTGGTCTGATGTTCTTGGCTGGGTGATGATTCAGGCGGCATCAACTGGGATTCATTACATTGGTTATTGTCACCTGTCTTGCAACGCTCACGGCATAAATTGTCAGGGGCCCTCAAAGCACACTGATGGCTCAACTTGTATGGTCAGACTGGCCCCAGGTCACATGCTAAAAAAGGGTGACCCAGCTGGAAGATGTGGAAACACAGGATCGGCAAGCCGTGGCGCACATTTGCACATCACGCTGAGCACATCCCTCAAGGGTGTGTTTTATGGCAAGGTGTATGACATAGCCAAGTTCATCAACAAACAACTGAAAAAGAAACCAGAGGTGTGCAAGTGTTGCAAAAGGCCGCTATAAAACGCATAGCAAAGACCGCCCTAGACGGGTTGTTTTTCCTAGGTGGTGAGTCCAAGACCGAAACCGATAACTGGAAGTTCAGACGGCGGCTAATTTACGGCGCTTACAGACTGGCAGTTGCAATAATTTTGTTTGGGGCTCTGACCTTTTTCTGGGACACAGGCGTGAGTAATAACCTGGTCACTGGCGGCATAGCTTTGCTGACAATAATTGTGACCGCCTACACAGCCTCAGCAACCTTTGAGGACATCAAGAGAAATAACAGACAGGACCTAGAACCATGAAGATTTTGACCCTAGAATTTTGGAGCTACGCTGGCGAGAGAGCCATCAAGACATTTGCACAGGCGGCCATTGCGGCCCTTGGAGCTGGAAGTGTTGGCCTCTTTAGCATTGACTACGCTGGACTGATCAGCGTTTCAGCCGGTGCCGCTTTGCTATCAGTGCTAACATCAATCGTGGCTAAATCCGAAGCCTAAATAATTAACACCCCATCACCGTGTAATGGCGTGGTGGGGTTGTCTCTTACCCCAACAAAAAAGACCCCTAGCCAATCGCTGGGGGTCTTTTTTTTGTGCCTAAATTATAGTTTCCTTTTCAGCTTCACACGCTCTCTGTGTGTTAGCCCACCCCAGAGCCCGTGGGCCTCATTGTTGGCAATGGCATACTCAAGGCAAAGCGCCTGGACAGGACACCTATTGCAAAGTTTCCTAGCCACGGTGTAGCTGGGTCCCATCCCTGGAGTCTCAGTTGGAAACCATGCATCAGGGTCACTGTCACGGCACCCAGGAATAACCTTAGATTCTTCAATCGTTTCATTTAGTTTGTTCCAAAGGTCCCTAGCCTCACGGGTCTCAAACATTCCAGCACCCTGGGCACATCTGGTGCTCTGAGCGGCTAATGCTCCAGCCGTATTTCCAGCCAAGCTTCATCACCTCTGACATGCTCATAGGGATTTGTGTGGTTTGCTCCGTGAACATAGTGTGACACTTGGAACAGTTCATGTCCCAGATGCCCACATCATTTAGTTTTATCAATGTCTTACCTTTCGTGTATGGTGAAATCATTACACATTGAAAGGACAACATGCAAATCCAAACAGCAAAGCACTTGGGAACATTTGACAGCTCCCAGCCAGAGTGGCATGAACTACGAAAGGGCAAGGTGGGCGGGTCTTTGGTTGGCACCATAGCGGGGCTAAATAAGTGGGAGTCACCCTATACGGCTTGGGCAAAGTTCTCAGGGCACATTCCTGATCATGTACCAGACAGCCCACCAATGGAATGGGGCCGCAGACTTGAGGGCGTTGTGCTGGACAAGTTCGAAGATGAACACCCAGATCTAACCATCCAGCGAGATGTTGGGACCTGGCAAAGTCTGGAGCACTCATTCCAGATTGCAAATGTTGACGGGCTGGCACAGGAAACTGACGGCACCCTCAGCGTGGTGGAAATCAAGACCGCAAAATACCCAGATGATTGGGCTGATGGTGTGCCTAGTTATTACCTCACGCAGGTCCAGTGGTACATGAGCACCCTCGGTCTGAAAAAGGCTTATGTGGCTGTTCTTATCGGCGGGTCTGACTATCGTGAGTTTGAGGTCAAGGCTGATGTGTTCCAGCAATCGGCAGACATGATGATGGTGGAGCAATTCCTGGAGTGTGTTGATGAAAACACAGCACCAGATTGGGATGGTTCAACCAGCACCTATGAAAGCGTGAGGCGGATGAACCCAAACATTCAGGATTCACAGGTTGAGTTAGGTGATGTTGGTGTTGATCTGG